AAGGCAACATGGCGAAGTACAGGAAACAAAGATGATATGATGGCAGACAGACTAACGGCGCAAACTGCTGTCACGTTTGACATCATGTATCGCGATGGGTTAAATGAAAAAATGCGCATCAACTTTGAGGGCGATTTGTATGACATCCTGTATTTTCAAAAACCGGATTTCAGGCAATCCCTGATAATTGTAGCCCAAAAACACGACTAAACGCAAACCAAACAAACGGCATGAAATTAGGCCAATACATATATGCTAAACTATCTGCTACCAGTGCTGTGACGGCGCTGGTCGGAACGCGCATATATCCGGTTTTCGTGCCCGAGGATTCAGTATATCCTGCCATTGTGTTCACGGTGACTAATCAGCCGACTGATGATCAGAAGGACAGGAAATCAGACCATGATACAGCGCAGGTGACGTTCACGTATTGGGCCGAAGTGAAACAGGGTGCTGATGCGTATGCTGCACTGGATAATGTTGACCTGGCCGTCAGGAATGCACTGGATTTTATCACAGGTACTGCCGGTGGCGTGACTGTTGAGGGGTGCAAATACATCAGCAGTGCGGATGGCATGGATGAAAACATCATGTTTCTGTCGCGCACAGCGGTTTATCAGTTCATAACACGCAACTGATAGGGCGATGGCAATTGAGGCAACACAGAAGGAAATAAACGCACTGATACTGCAAATCAGGCGCATGAGCAAAGAGGTGCAGAAAAAGGCAATTGACGACCTAAAGGACAGTGCAGAACTGATGTCAAACGCCATCAGGGTGCGCGTGCCAGTTAGCCCTAAATCACACAGCAGGTACAAACGTGTTGCAAAGTCAGGCAGACGAATGCCGAAGGGGTACGGGGTGAAGGCGGCAACATACAGGCCTGGAAACCTGCGTAAATCGTTCAGGCGGCTGTCACTGCGAAGAATGAAAACTGCCGTGATGGTAGGGCCATTATTAGGCGGTAAAACAATTGACGGTTATTATGCGCACTTTGTGAATGACGATGTCAAAATGACTAACGGCAAAATCAGGGTGGGTAAAAAATTCGTGGATGCTGCCGTCAGTGCAATGGGGCCAACAACACTAAATAATATGGTCAACAGTCTGCGCCTGCGCGTGGAAATGGAGGCCAAAAAACAGGGATTATGAAAATTCAACTAATCAAAAATTTAGAGCAGTTCGGTGTTAATTCAGTCATTGATGTTGACCAGCCCACAGGCAACAGGTTAGTCAGTGACGGCATCGGGGTGCAGGTTCCTGATGATACACGTTCTCGGAAATACAAACCAGGTCAGCAGTTAGAGTCCCTGTGTGTTCCATTGTATACTCCATTGAACGAACAAAACACGACAATCACTACACCACCTACATTTATTGCGTCTATTGGCGCGGAAATGGAGGATAAGGATAAAACGCCAACAACGCGGCGGCAATTTTTCAACACTAAAAAGTAAAAACACATGCCTACTGTTTTAGCCAAAAACATGAAACTGTACACAGGTGGTACGCCGACCGCAATTACCTGTCAGGTGGACGCATCTCTGTCTATGTCTACTAACACGTTTGAAACGACCTGCAAAGATTCATCAGCTGTGGCTGAGTTCCTGCCAGGCGCAAAATCATGGACGGCCAGCGTGACCGGAAATGTGGACTGGTCTGCTACGAACGGCGCTGAGGAACTGTTCACAGCATGGTCAGGTCAGACATCTGTGGCAATCGTATTTCAGACTGGCGTAGTCGGTGAAATCAAATACTCCGGCAGCGCATACATTACCAGTCTGCAAATTAATTCGTCTGGCAATGATGAGGCGGTGACATTCAGCGCCGAATTTCAGGGAACCGGCGCATTGACGCAGGCCACTATTTCATAGTGACTGCCTGAACACACAACCGATAACAACAAGCAAGCAAGCAAAATGACAATTCAATTAAACGGCAAACAACATCCAATTAAATTTGGCATGGGTGCGCTGTACCAATACGAACGTAAAACAGGGCGATCCGCTATCAGTGATTTTCAACAGGTCGCTGGCGGGTCGCCTTCTATTACAATGGTGGTTGACCTGATTTATTCAGGCATCGTCTGTGGGTATCGTGACATGATGAAGCGCCTGCCGGATTTCGGCCCTGATGAACTGGCTGACTGGCTGGATAATGACACCATCACGCAGATGATGACCATGTTTGCAGATTCGTTTGCGCCTGCATCTGATGACGCGGGAAACGTGGTCAGGCTGACGGACAATCAGACACCGGAAGCCTAACAGAAACCGGCAACTACTGGCATGGGCTGCTGCGGCAGGCTGCCATTATCGGGATGTCTGAGGATGAGTTCTGGTGTGCTACACCTGCATACTTTAAATACCGGCAGGATGCGCATTTGGAACAATTCAGAAACGAATGGGAACAAACGCGATACATCGCATTCATCGTAGCTAAAACAGTTGACCACCGCAAACAAATACGCAGACCATCAGACCTGCTGCCGTTCGATTGGGATGCGCCGGTGAAATCGCGATTAAAAACGCGGTCACAGATGTCCGATGATGAACGTGCTGAATTTGACAGGTTCGATGAAGAGGCAGATTTAATCCTAAAGCAAACTAATCCTGCTATGTACGAACGGTATATGGCGGCAAAAGCAGAACGCGAACAAACACAGCGCAATGGCCAGTAATGCTACATCACTAAATGTCAGGTTAGGTCTTATCTTTGATGAAAAGACACTGGCACAGGTTGAACGTCAGTTGCGCCGTTCTGGTGAAAAACTGCAACGCGTAGGACAGGATTTAACGCTGTCGTTGTCTGCACCGCTGGCCCTGTTCGGTGGCGCCGCTATAAAGGCTGCCGGTGATTTGGAATCCCTGACACTGGCATTGCAGTCACAGGTAGGTACGGCAGACAAGGCCGCTGCTGAACTGGAAAAACTGACTAAGGTAGCTGAATCACCTGGCCTGGGTCTGGAACAGGTTGTCAAAGCATCTGTTTCATTGCAGGCTGTGGGTATTGAGGCTGACAGGGCGCGTACCATTATCACGGCATTAGGCAAGGCAAACGCCAGTGTGGCGGGCAGTGCTGAACAGTTCGGGGCCGTCACCCGACAGTTCACGCAGATGATAGCCAAAGGAAAGGTTTATCAGGAGGATTTAATGGTCATCCAGGAAAACCTTCCGAACATTAGCCAGTTGATGAAACAGGCATTTGGTGCCGCCACTGCTGATGACCTGAACCGTTTAGGCATTGATGCAAATGAATTTGTGGATGGCATTACGAAGGTTGCAAATGAACTGCCAGCGGTTAAATCAGGTATCAAAAACAACATTGAAAATGCACTGGATGCAACGCGCATAGCATTAGGTAAAGTGGGTGCTGCTATCGTTACATCCTTTGATATATCCGGTAAATTAGAGGCATTTGCAAAATTCATCGGTGATGTTGCAAAGGGGTTCGACCAGTTATCCGCAACCACTAAAACAGCCATTGTGACATTCGGTGCGTTGCTGATTGCATTGGGGCCTATAGCCACCACCATCGGCAACGTGCGCATTGTATCATCGTTCCTTGTCGGTGGATGGAAAGATTTAGTTATTGCCGGCAAGGATTTAATATCTAAATTAGGCAACATAAGAACGGCAATAGTGGGTATGAATATAGCCACACAGGCATTCATCGGTATAGGATTAGCGGTCGCTGTTTATATGCTTGCTGATTACATGGGCGCGTTTAATCGTGAACTGTCTGCTGCTGAAAAGGGCATGAAGATAGTGAACGACCTGACAGCACAGGCAACAAATGACACTGTAGTTGAACGAACGCAGGTGCAGGCGCTAATAGGGGTGCTGAAATCAGAAACAGAGAGTAGGGAAAGCAAAATAGCTGCGTTAGACAAACTAAAACAGATAAATCCTGAATATTTTGGGCAACTTGACGTAGAAAAACTGTCAGTTGACAAATTACAGGGCGCATACGAAGGATACGCAGAAAGTATAATAATTGCAGCACGGGCCAAACGTGCGGAGGGCGAACTGGTCAGGTTAGACGAGGAACTGCGTGTCGCTATTGAAAAGAAAGAAAAAGCGCAGAAGGCATACAATTACATGGTCAGTGTTGGCCGTGCGCAGAGCAGTCAGGCCAGCGAAGTAGCGGACGCAATTGCACAGGCAGACGCATTGCAACAGCAGTTAGATGCCGTGAAAAATTTGGTGAATGCAAATGAGGTCAGTAAGGTGCAGAAAAAGGAACTGACGGCAGAGGAACGGCAGGCGATGGAACTGGCTAAACAGGCCGAAGAACAGCGCAAAAAGGCTGCCGAGGCGGCGCGGGCAGCAGCGGAGGCGGCAATAGAACAACAGCGCAAACTGCGTCAGGTGTACAATGAGGTGGTGTCTGACATCAGGAAGGTGCGTGATGTTCAACTGTCGTTAGGCTCAAAGGATGTAATTGAAGAAGCGCAGGCCATTGAATCAGGCATGAAACGTCTGATTGATGCAGGATTTAAACCGACATCAAATGAAGTGCAGGGGTTGCGCGGTCAATTAAAGGGGCTGATTGATAACGAACTGGCACAGGCAAATGCCCTGTTTAGCGGTAATTTTCAGCCGCTGGCAACATTGCAAACGCCACAGACCGTAGGCGGCGCAACGGTGGAACCACCTGATTTTTCCGGCATCCTACAGGCATCAGATTCATTTAATGCTGAACTGCTGAAACAGCAGGAGGCACTATTAGAGGCCAGAAAAAAAGGTTTTCAGGATTTAGCCTGGGAGGCTGCGTATTCCCTGGATAGCCTGTTCACGGCATTTGATCAGCGACAATTGCAGTCACTGGAGGAAACATATGCACAGCGCATTCAGGCGGCCGGTGAGGACAGCAATAAACGGGCGCAATTGGAGGCAGAATTTGAGGCCAAACGCGAGGAAATACAGAAACGTGGTGCTAAGCGCAAAAAAGCACTGGCGATGGCTGAGGCGGCAATTAATACCGCTGTTGCCATCACTAAAACGTATGCACAGTTTGGTTTTCCGTTCGGTTTAGGACTGGCAGCCGCACAGGCCGCTGTGGGTGCTGTTCAAATAGCCGCCATTGCTGCAACGCCATTTGCAAAAGGCACGCAGTACGCACCTGGCGGTATGGCACTGGTGGGCGAACAGGGGCCTGAACTGATAAACCTGCCGCGCGGATCCACAGTCACATCAAACAACCGGACTAATCAGTTGCTGGATAGCATGGGCGGCGGCGGCACATTACAGGGTGAATTTACGGTGCGCGGGACTGATTTGGTACTGGTGCTGGACAGGGCAACGAAGAAGTCAAACAGGGCGTACTAATTTAAAAACTGACAAGCAAATGGCGTTAAGATGTTATGGAATAGGTAAATCACCGTCAGGAACACAGTACAATGCTGCTGTGTATGACACTGACTGGTCATCATCTGACAGTGCGTTTCAGATAGCAAAGGATGGTATAAAAATAGAATGGAGGGGCGAATCAGATGAGGACATACACAGCCCGATGATGGGTTCCATTGCCACTATTGAAATGCTGGTCGGTACGTCTGAAACAACGGTGCTAACATTCCTGTCAGACCTCCGCACGTCGAAGGAAGGCCGGTTTTTTTTGGAAATAGAAACGCAGGCAGGTGTAAAGATTTGGCGGGGTATTATCACTGCTGATGCGTTAGGCGATGAAACCGATCAGGGGCCGATATTCAGCTACACACTGACTGCTGTGTGCGGTCTGGCACTGCTAAAAAAAATACCCTACTATGATAATGGCACGCTGTACTTTGGCCGTCAGCGACTGACCACACACGCGGTGACGGCATTAGGCAAACTGTCGCACGTTTCTACATTTTGGGCTACTGATGATGCGTTTTTAGAAACGTCTGTTGATTGGTGGGAGGCATCCATGACGGCCAGCGATGCAAACGATCCGATTTATCTGTCATATGTTGATCACAGCGCGTTCTATGACTTCAAAACAAAGGGAGGGCCGGACAAAGATGTATTGTCATGTTATGATGTACTAAAATACATCTGTTTGGCGTTCGGTTGCCGCATCAGGATGCGTGATGCTAAATATGTCATTGAACAGATTGACTATCGTGTAAACAGTACGTACAACTGGCGAACCTATAAAAAGAATGGCGATCAGAAAACATACGGCGCGTATTCAGGTGTGCTGACCGTTGACCAGACTAAAACGAACGCAGCCAAACTGACATACGTCACGTATGATTTCCTGTCGCAATACAGTACAACACAGTTGACGTATGAGGCTAAGATGCGGCGGAATTACTGGCAGAACATATTGGTGGCCGGCACTTCTACATTTAATTTCAATCAGACCATCAGCAGTAATTCAGGGGCCGCTACTATGCGAATGCGCGGCACGTTTTTTATTAGCGTGAAAAACGACAGCTATACCGGAAACAGTACTGATGTCATTATTCCACAGGTAAACCTAAAATTGAAAATAGGTGACAAATACCTGAAGCGCAGTGTATCTGTCAGTAACTTTTCTTTCTACTACGACCTGGCATCATGGACAAACACAAACACTGATGTGTTCGTACTGATGGCATCCGGTCAGACTGTGCCAGGTTCGGGCCTGACGGCAAATTACATTCAGGGTTTTGACTTCATCACACCGCCACTGGTCGCAGACGGCGCACTAAACAGCATTGCAGTCAGTTCAATCGAACTGCGTGCTGCTGATGGCACCATCATTGATGAATCCGATTTTACCATATCATGGTCAGCCGCTGGCCTGTGGCTGGAACTGTATGACCTGGGAACACCGGATGTTCAGGAGGATGAGGTATTATACGAATCCGAAAACCTTGATGGCGGTACTGATACATGGGAACGCAATGGCCGTTTAGGGTCAGGGTCAATCAATTATTCAGGATCGCTGA